TTATGAATTACGAATATAAATGGGTACACGAATATAATATAAAAAAATTTAAAAATAAAATTATACCACTAAAAGCTATTCCGTTTATGTGTAATCATATGCCTGTAGTTCATAAAGGTAAATATAAAGGTTGTATAGGAATAGTAGGTCTAATTCTTTGTATAGTTAAAAAATGAATATATTTTATTTAGACGAAAATCCTAAGAAATGTGCAGAGTATCATTGCGATAAACACGTAGTAAAGATGATTATCGAATATGCGCAATTACTCTCTACAGCCCACCGGCTTTGTGATGGAATAGAGAGCCGTGGATCAAGTAGATCAGGTAAGCGACAAGTAAGAGTATGGAAGCTTGACGATTCACGTGAAAATAGCCTGTATTTAGCCAGTCATATTAATCACCCAAGTAATATATGGACACGTTCTAGTGTAGAGAATTATCAATGGTTATGGCAATTATGGTATAATCTATGTAAAGAATACGAAGAAAGATATAATAAAACTCATGCGACATGGATTAAGTTAGCTACTCATTTATCTATTCCACCTTATAATATTCCAGAGATAAGAGCAACTCCTATACCACTATGTATGCCTGACGAATATAAGACCGAAGATCCAATTACAGCTTATAAGACTTTTTATTTAAAAGAAAAAATTAAATTTGCCACATGGAAAAATGGCGTTCCTTCCTGGTTTAATTAGACTTTACAACACACAGTAAATGTGGTATGCCAATCTAAATGATTGTGCGTTATCAGTTCAGACGAGGGGGTTATTATGCCTCAGGACAATGTGAATGTGATGACTTAAAACAAGCAGAAGAAATGTTGTGGAAGATTCCACTTAAACATTTCGATTGGAAGTATATGGATAAGTTAATTAGTGAAACATCTAATTCTTTATTCATCGAGGAGATAAAAGATAGTGAACATAAAACTATTGGATCTCTTGAGCAAGAAAAGAGCACTTGAAGCAAAATGGGCTAGCGAATTTTTAGCTCATTATCAAGTAACTCTTGGTATGATTCATCTCTCTAAAGAGATTAAACATATCGAACAAGAAATGGTAACTACTCAAGAGTTATTAGTTAAGGAGTAATTCTTAACTGTACAAGTATGTCGATCAAATATACCATATAAACTATGGCTAAAATACCTCTTACACGATTAAATAATGCACCTGAAGAATATAAATCGGTTGATTTTAATCAGTTAATTGAAGACTTATTAGATATTATTAAAATTTTAAATTCTACCTATCCTAAAGATATTCAAGATTTAGAAGATAGAAAAACTTGGTTTTTCATGAGATGAGTTGCGATAATGTAAATTCAGGACCTAATAATCCTACTTATATTGCTATAGGCGGTAATAATACAGATGCGTTTGGAAGATTAAGAGTTTCTAATCCTTTAACTATCTTTGACAGTAAGAGTATCATGTCTCAGAATAGTTTATTTGATCCATCAACTGCAAATGGTGGAAGTGTTACTTATACAGCTAATAAATCTACAGTTAATTTAAATGTAACAGAGGCAGCGGGATCTAAAACAATAAGACAATCTAAAAGAGTGATGTCTTATCAGCCGGGTAAATCATTACTTATTTTTAACACATTTGTAATGAATACTTTAACAGCCAATCTAAAACAAAAAGTTGGTTTATTTGATGCTAATAATGGAATATTTTTTACAGCAGATGGAACTACACTTAAAATAGTCAGACGTACTTATACATCAGGAGCTTCTGTTGATACTGAAATATCTCAATCTAGTTGGAATGGAGATAAGTTAAATGGAACTGGTGCAAGTGGATTTACACTAGATCCAGCAACATCTAATATATTATTTATAGATATAGAATGGTTAGGTGTAGGTTCTGTTAGAGTAGGTTTCGTTATTAATGGACAGTTGATCACGGCTCATACTTTTTATAATGCGAATAGTTTAACAACTGTTTATATGCAAACAGCAAATCTACCTATTCGTTATGAAATTGAAAGAGCTGGAACGTTAACAGCTGGAACTTATACATTACAACAAATATGTTCTTCTTGTATTTCTGAAGGTGGTTATTCTCCACAGGGAGAAGAACAAATGATTGGAACAGCAACTGTGAGTGCTGGTGTAAATTTATCAACTGCAAATACCTATTATAATATTGCAACAATTAGAATTAAAACTTCAAGACCTTATGCTGTAATAGTACCAGCAGGAGTAGATATTTTAAACATATCTAATGGTGATTTTGAATGGGGATTATTTGTTAATGCTACTTTAGCCTCTTCATTTTCATATACAAGTTTTAGTGATAACGTAGAATATGATTTACAAACAACTGCATTTTCTACGGCAGGAACACGAATTGCTGGCGGTTATTTAGGCGGTAAAACTGCGCCATTTACTTTAGGTGGTGATTTTATAGCTTTTGCAAATCAATTAGGACAAACTATTGCGGGTGTATCGGATACTTTAACTTTAGGTGTAAGACCTGGAACTGCGAATGGAGATGTATCAGGTTTATTAAAATGGTATGATTTAACATAATGGCTAATATATATAAAAATGCGTTTTATGATCCAGCGAATACTGATGTAATTAGTATTTACACTACTCCTAGTAATAGTAGAGCTATTATACAAAACATACAGATTGCTAACGAAACTGGGAGCAAAACTGTTCAATTCTTTGTAACTGATGCAAGTGCTAATACGACTTATATCGTGGCTCATGGATCAATAAGTGGACCTACTACTTGTAATTTTGCAAAAGGACCTATTATTCTTGAAGAGAATGATTTACTTAAAGCTCAAACTAGTTCAATTAGCAATATATCAGCAATCATATCTTTACTTGAAATAAATAGGAACGAATAAAGATACTTGTAATTCCTCTATATAAACTAATATAATAAGTAAATATTAAATAATTAAAGGATTTTCAAGTGATTTACTTTTTTCGTGAGTTTATCTATATATTTTTGATTATATTACTTTTGTTTTTGATCAGTATCTAATAGTGATTTCTACTATAGGGAATTTTAAAAATAATTTTATAAAATATTTATTTAGAAAAAGAGCCAATACCAATACCTTTTCACTACTATCAGCGAATACCAATGATTCTAGTGGTATTGGCTCTCTTTTTAGAGCCAATACCGCCAATACCTTTCCTTTAATACCAATGATTCTAGTCATCTAACTCAAAGATAGAGCCAATACCTTCCCGAGGCTGCTCGCAAGGCTAATTTTGAAATGTTAATATATTATTTAATATTTCTCTATAGTAGAAATGATAATTAGGATCTTTTATTGTTTTATAATATAATCGGTTGTTTATATTAGATTTAATTAAACTAATAAAAGAAAGGTAGAAAGTTATGTTAAACATAGCACAAAAGCCAAAAGTTGCGGCTAAAGTAGAAACTAAACCTACTATAGCTAAACCTAAAGCTAGAAAAGTTATGGACCCTAAAGATTTTAAGGGAACATACAAATACGATAGAGATGGTAAGATACAAGTTGTTGTAGCTAAGAATCCAAAAAGAGAAGGTTCTGCTGGTTACAAGAGATTTGGTCTATATAAAACAGGTATGACTATCAGAGATTTTTTAATTGCTGGTGGTAAAACAATCGATTTAGATTGGGATAGAGAAAGAGGTTTTATAGCAACAGAAGATAAAGATAAAGCAACTTCTGCAGCTAAATCTCCTAAATCAACTTATACTTTAAAATAGTTGTATAATCTTGATATTTTATTAATTAAATTAATAAAGTAGTCTATTTGATAGGCAAGTTACTTTTTAGATACTTGCCTATCTTTTAATTAGAAAGAAGAATATGAATATTGCAAAAATTAAAGGTACTTACGCTTTTGTAAATAAAGTTTCTATAAAAGATGTCAAAGTAGGAAAAGTTTATTATATTGATAAACATCATCATGGTATTTATAACTATGAAATTACTATTGAAGATCAAAGAGTTAAATGTCTCCATAACGATATTAAAGGAGATAAACAAGATATCTGGTTACAATTAGAAAAACCACATAAAGATTTAGATAATGAAGATTGGAAAAATTCATTAATATTTATTTTTCCTGATGACGAACATTATGATGATCTTATGCTATATAAAGGAGAAAAAGTAAAATGAACGAAAAATATGCTGAGATGCCTAGTTATTTATCAGAAAGAATATTTAAAGGAGTAGCTTTTCTTTATGCTCAACACTTAAAAAATCCACAATCTCCTAATTTACCAGAAGAAGTTGGACAAAGACTTGAATTTTTAAGAGAGAAAGAAGGTTATACACGTCAAGAAATTAGATATATTTTATTATTGTTATCTCTTCCTGAAATTGATGAGGTTTTAGCTAAAAGTAATATACTAGAAGAAGCTTTTGCAGCTAAACTTCACAGTGTACATTAATTATAATTTTATTGTTTAACCTGTTTAAACTTTAAATATTATAAAATTAAAAGAAAGCGAGAATATATGACAATGATAACGTTTAACAATCAAGAAGAAAGAATTAACTTTCAGATTGCTATGTGTTTACAAATGCTTAAATCTGAAGTTGAAACTGGTCACATTATGTGTAGTCCAAGTAAAGGTTCTACAGTAAGAACTTTAGCAAGATATTTTACAGGACTAAAAAAAACTAAAAAAGGAGCTTATAAACAACTAGTGGATGCTGGTATTTATAAACTTTTAGAAAGTCAAAATGTTAATGGTTAGTGGATTAATAATAATAATTAGTGGATTAATAATTACAGGAATTCTAGTTGCCTTTTCTCTCTCTCGCAGCAACGAAGAATATAGAATTTGGCGTAATGAACAATTACGCCAGTCTATTATGAGGAGTAAAAAATATGACAGAAGCTAAAATTTGTTGTATTTGTAACGAAAAATTTATTGGTTGGGGTAATAATCCTTATCCAATAAAAGAAGATGGAGAGTGCTGTAAACCTTGCGATGATAATGTTGTCATACCAGCAAGAATGAAAGAATATTCTAATATGCAAAAAACTGAATCTTTTGATGATATTAGATTTAAACAATATGAAAAGGAAAAAAATGAGCTTAACTAAACAACACTTTGAAGACTTAGCACAATTAATTGGAGATACCGATACTTATGAAGAATTAGCTTTTCAATTAAAAGGTTTCTGTAAAAGACATAATACTAATTTTAATGTAGTTAAATTCAATAACTACATCATTAAAATTAAAAATTTAAAAGAGGTTAAACGTGCCTAAAGAAATTACATTTAAAGATATGATTGAAGATATATATAAGAAACCTTATGATCAAATTCCTAAAGAAGAAATTAAAAGACAAGCAAGAGAAGTCTTTTGTTTTGGCTTTTCTAAAGAAGATTTAAGTGATGATGGTTCTGATTTAGAAACATTAAAAGATATAATGAGTAATTAATATTGTTTAATATTGTTATATTTTTATTACTATTATTTTATAAACTAAAACTAAAAAGGAGAGAAAATATGAATATGAAATTAGCTTATAATATAGGTCTATATAGAGGTCATGTCATAGATAGAACTATTGATGGCTATGTTATCTTTGAAGATAATAAAGTTGTTTATTATACTGAAACTAATATGGACGATGCGGCTATTAGGTATAAAGCTATGGAGGTTGTAGATAGAATACATCGTGAAAGAAGAAAAGAAGTTGATGTTAGTATTCAACGTGTAGATGCACAGGTATATAGACATGACAACTACTAATTTTTCTTATAAACAAAAAGCTGTTTATGCTTATCCTGATGGTTGGACTTGTATTAATTGCGGAACTGAACATTCTGAAAAAACTATAGATGTAGAATGTTATTATGTAATTGATACTAAAGTTGGAACTTTATGTTTTAAATGTTATATGGAGAAAAATACTAATGAAATCTAATTATTGGAAAGTGGCTATCTATTCTATTGATAGAGTAGAAGGAGGACAAGAAGAAGGTGGCTGGTATTTTACAGCAGGCGAAAGAGTAAAAGAAGGCAAAACTTTGTTTAAAGATCCTAGAAAAGCTAATCGTGCTTGTGTTTTATTTAATAAATTATATGGTAAAAAAATAACTTCTTGTGATCAAGGTCTTGAAGCAAACTATTACTATAGAGGAACACCAGAACATTTCCCTAAATACCCACCGTCATATTCTTAATAGACAATAAAAAATTAATCGCTATATTGGATAAATATGGCGATAAGTATAGACCTAATCAATCAAACAAACGAAGCTACTTTATCGGACCTTGAAAAGAAGTTCTGTGAGGGTATAGCAGCAGGAAAAGGTAAGAGGGAAGCGGCTGTTGACGCCGGTTATAGTCCCACATCAGCACACGTTCAAGCTGCACGCAACTTAAAGAAGGATAAGATTATACAGTATATTGACCGACTGCGCACGGACGTGAGGCGCTTGACTAACGAATCAGTGTCAAAAGAGGTTGAAAGACTTGACTTGTTGATCAAGGATGCTTTGAAAGATAGTCAATATTCTGCAGCTGTGAATGCGATAAGACTAAAGGCGCAGCTATTAGGGTTCTTGGTTGAGAAAAAAGAAATTAAAACAAACACTCTTGATTCAATGTCCGAGGATGACCTTACTCAATACTTAACACAAATCCGCGTGGACCACGGGTTGTTGATTGATGATGCAGGCGGCTTGATCATCGGTGATCAAGTTGATGACGTTGATCCACAACAACCTTCCGCAACCGTCCTATCGGATCAGCAAGGATCAGTGACACACGTGCTCAGCTCGGAGCATCAGGGATCCGGATTATTAAAAAAAATAGCAACTGATTAATTATTAAGTATTAAAAGGATCGAATAAGAATAATTAAATATTAATTAAATTAATTATAAATATGATATATTTCTTTAGGCATATTCTAACGGTATTTTTTCTTATATTTCTATTATTTCTTATAAGTGTTTAAATACTACTTATAGGCGAATAGAACAAAAGTAGCACAATGTTAAAGCATTTTTATCTCCTTAAGAATGTTTTTATTGTTCTAATTTGTAAGAACATATATATATTCGAATCAATCTATTAATTTATATCTAATATAATTATTAGAGTTAATAGATTTAGAAAGAGAGAAAAAAATGAAAGTAGAAAAAAAACCAATCATAGAGAATAAAGTAGCTTTATCTTTAAGAGAGAAATCAGCTAAAAAAATTCTCTTCAGATTAGTTAATACAAAGAGACAAAAAACAAAAGCATTTTCAATTTACGAAAATGCAAAATTCTCAACAACTATCGATAGCGCATTCAATAATCAATACCGCAAAATCGATATAGATTATGATACTACTAGCAACAATCGATTTAAAAAATGTAATCTATTAGTTGATGATAGTTTATTTTTAGATGTTAAGAAAAAATCTTTGTACTTAGATTTATTAAACTCAAATAAAGAGTTTATTAAAAATAACAAAGTTTCAAGTGAAATTATCGATAATCAAAAACACTTTGAAAATCTAGTTAATAACCTTAAATAAATAATTAAATTAAAAGCGGCAGGGATATATTTCTCTGCCGCTTTTTTTATGCTTGCGTCAAATGATACACGGCTCTTCAGCCTAAATTCAAGAATTAAATAAAAAGAAAAAATAAATCTAGGATCTAGGATCTATAAAAATCGTATTAAGTTTAAATGAAAAATAATCTATAAAGTTTAAAATCTTTTTGACGGCTTACTAGTTAAAGAGTAAGTAAAGGGTGATGAATAACCGGTATCCATATAAAAATTTTGTAAAAAAAAAATTTTGCAAAAAGATACTATCTATTAGATTTTGTAAAAAAAATTTTGTAAAAATAGACCCCCTTAAAAATTTTGTATAAAAAATTTTGTAAAAAGATACTATCTGTTCAATGTCTTACTTAAATGCTAGTATCCCGCCAATTTATTGTCAAATAAGGAGGGAATATCTATATGATCTCAAACTCAATAAAGGAGAAACTGAAGACTGTGTGGTCTTTGGTCTTACAAGCATACCAGGGCGGGCTGTATTATTTCATACGTTACTTACAAACGGTGCAATCTTTTGGCGACTACCTATCTCTGCTTTTATTCAAAAAGGATTTGAATGCAGTGGAGTTCCGAATCAAAATCTCGTTGATCTTGAACTATGGAATTCATTTAGCTATTATCCTAGTGTTAATACTTTTGATTTTCTAATTGGACAAAAATGTAAATACCTTGGGGTAGATAAAAAATTTTATGCTGGTGAATAT